ATTATATGTGCAGGATAGTAGACAACCTGTAGTAAGTTTAGGTGAATATAGTGTGTTGAATGATCAGTGGATAAAAATACCCACTAAGCGTAGAAGTGATTTTGACCAAACCGCCACCAAAAGCAAATATGAAAAGTTATTAAGTTTAATAGAGATCGCACTACAGTCAAAGAAGTATAGCAAAGTAAAACATATAATAGACACAATCAAAAGATATAGACAAGCAGGACTAGATAAAGGTGGTGAGTTTGGTCCTGAGAATTTAGCATACAAAATGTTGCGTAGTCAGGGATATATTACAAAACTATATGATTTAAGAGACAAGTTACATAGCGAGAAATTATCATTTGAGACTATGTATCAGAACATTGATGAAGAATCAAATCATTGGTATGATGCTGGCGTAAAGGATGCTCAACGTGATGCTAAACTATATCCTGACAGAGTTGTTAAAAAACTTAACCCACGCACACGTTTGAAAACCATGCAAGACAAGCGGGCACGACACCCAGAAGAAGTAGAACAATACTCACTTGGTTATAGAAGTCTGGGACAAGGTGTGGCGGAAGGCTCCGAGAACAATAACCCAATAGCAAATAAAATATTCTTTGCTCGTAGTAATAAAACACCCGAAGGATGGAGTTATGACCATGTGGGGTTTATAACTCAAGATGGAAAACAAATTCAAATGAGTGGGCATAAAGGCAATGATGTATATGTCACTAACGATGTGACTGATGATCCGGAGTTTCCCAAACAAAATATCAAAATTGTATCATTATCAAAACCAGTATCGGTTCCTACAACTAACTCAGTAGAAGCAGAAAATTGCGGAACATTTGTGGCAAATGTATTACGAGCCAATGGTATAAAAGATTTTGATACACAAAAACTATATAGTGTGTTCAAAAAGCCTCAAGAGCAAGGTGTGGCGGAAGATAAAGAAAATAACAATTCAAGATTAGATGAAATTTTATATAAGTTATGTAATATTGTTAAAAAAGAAATAAAAGAAAAGACAGGGGAACACGCTGTTGCTGCTTGTATTATTGATCCTGATAACAGAATAGTAGCAAAAACAAGTAAAGACAAACACAGTAGATGGATTCATGCTGAACACAATGCCATTGATACATATGAAAAAAAGTATGGTGAAGTACCAGAAGGCAGTATTATAGTAACTACATTAAGCCCCTGCAATGAATATGATGATAGAACCTCCGATGAAAGATTTGGTGAAAGTTGTACAGATTACATAAACAGCAAAGGCATTAAAAAAGTCTATTGTGGATATATGGATCCTACACAAGATAATTATAACAGAGAATTTAATGTCATAGAAACTAGTGACACCGACCTTCGTAGGCAATGTAAACAGTTTGCTGATACTTTTTTGAAGAAAAATATAGATGAAGCGTTTGATACTCCACTTCCAATAACATGGGAGAAAGGTATGCATGGTGATATTGATGCACTTGCTAAATTACCCGATGGATCAAATTTAAGCATTATGTTTAATAAACAAGATAATATTAAACCTGATGACAAGACATGGATGGTTGAATTTTATAGAAACAACAGTCAAGAAGTAACAGGTGAGGGTGACGCACAAAAAGTATTTTCTACTGTGCTAGTTGCTATTCAACAATTCATTAAAAAATACAAACCACTAAAAATCTATTTCTCAGCAAGCAAAGAGATGGATCCGACTATAAATTACGGCCCAGATGATGTTGTGCCTAATCCTGAAAGCCGTGCTAAGTTATATGATAGAATGGTACTGCGTTATGCTAAATCTTGGGGATATAAGTTTTTCCGTGCTGATAACGGTTCTTCTGTTATATATCAATTGTCAAGAATACCAAAACAAACGGCTGTGGGTGAAGATTACACCATGCAATTTGCTGCTGAAAAAACTCCACCAGTAAGTCCCTATGCCGGCGTTAAAGATAATCAATATCGTGGTGGAATAAGTGAAGCCTCTGGTAAAAAAATCAGTTTCAAAGTACAAAAAGGCAATGGAAAATTCTCTACCACTTTAACTGTTAACAATACACCAGCTGGAATATATCAATATGACAGTAACACTGGGCGTAGCATTGCTGAAGTTTATCCAGAATTCAAAGGAAAAGGACTAGGTAAATTATTAGTTTTACATGCTATCTACACCGCAGCAAAATTAGGATTAGATTTCCAAGAAGATGAATCAAGAACCAGTGCTTATGATAATGTGTTAGATAGTTTAAGCAGCAACGGTTATATTGTAGATGATGATGGATATTGGTATGTTACAGGTGACGGGGAGCAATATCTAAAACAAGCATTGAACGAAGCAAGTGGGTATATCCCAAGCGAAAAAACTCCTGCAATAAATCCATACGGCGGTCTTAAAGATAACCAATTTCGTGGTGGGATAAGTGAAGCAGTTTCTCCTAAATATGTAACTAGAGTTGATATGACACCCATTAAAGATTTTGAATCTGGTATGAAAACATATTATGGAACAGATGATTGGCATGAAAGCGGGTTAGAAAAGAAAGATAACTTCACACAAGAAATGAAGGGTTTATATGCAGGTGAACCACATCGTACAGCATTATATGCTAGTGGCAATGCAAGTAAAACTAGATTCTTAGAATTGAATGATCCTAAAACAGGTCAACCTGTCGTATATTTTGATAAGAAAGATATCCCTAGAATTCGCAACACAAAGACATATGTTAGTGTGTTTGATGCTAGTAGATTTAAAAAGTTACCAACAGGGGAATACTTTAGTGAGAACCCTGGTAAACCATTGAAACAAGAAGAAATAACCGATCCTTTCAAGTATATGACGAACAATGGTTGGGTAGTAAGAGTAACTGATGATATTCAAAAAGAATTCAAAAAGGCACAACAACTACATAAAGCAGGCAAGATAGACCATTATGGTGGTGAAAACTTGACGGAAGCAAGTGGGTATATCCCAAGCGAAAAACAAAAGAATGATCCTAGATATAGCACCGCACTAACAATAGATGTACACCCAGATTCTATAAAAAAGAACGCAAAAGCCTTCTATTGGAACACCAGTAGAGCAGGAATCCCCCCAACTGCTAAAGCAAACGGCAAAATCTATTAAGTTTCCATATTGTGGTATTTTGATAAATACTCTATAACTTTGGGAAACCGTCATGAGATTTAAGCAAATAGTAGAAAATTCAACAACAGCAGGATCAGTCGCAACCGTAGCACAGCCTATGATGACTCAAACCCGTGAAAGTGTAGATGTCAAGGGACTAAAGCCCGTAAAACAATTAATGAAGGGCACTAAAAAGAAAGGTCCCTACGCTAATAGTATTGTTGAAGGAAAAGTTAAAGAACTTATCAGCGATTTAAAAAACTTAACTTCTTATGATTTTGAAAAGAAACACAAACAATCTAAGGCTGACGTTAGAGCCGACATGAAGAAAGTCACCGAAGATGATCTTTCAGAACAAGACTTAATCGTTATCCCAGGACAAGGTAGACTAAGAGGTACTGGATTTACAAAGCATGACCCTGATCGTGCTGAACATGAAGGTCAAACACTAAAGAATAGTTTACACACTATCATTCGTTTAGCAACTCATTTAGACAAAGAATTAACAGTAAGAGATAACTTCCCAGAATGGGTGTCAGAGAAAGTCGGTTCAATCAAGGGTGACATGCTTTCTGTAATGAACTATATAATCAGCAGCCAAGAAATGCGACATGATCCAGATACTATAAATGAACTCAGTTCTGCTCTGTTACAAACAGCCGCACAAGCTGCTACAGACAAACGTAATCAAGCAATGGATCCCGAGTTACATAATGCATTAGGTGGCGGCTATATGAATCCATTAGCAAAACATTATGATAATGTATCACAAAAAATGGACAATAGGGCAGCACAAGTAAAAAGAAAAGAAACGATACAAAATATCGCTTCTAAAATCGCTTCTCCGGCGGTGATGCGTAAGATGGGTATGAATGAAGGCTCACAACGAGTTGATTCAATTGTTACTGACGCATTACGAGTAATGAAGGGTCCAGAAGTAAGTGATGCTGTACTAGCATTAAAGAGAGTATTAGGCGACAGAGCATATAATGAGCGCCGCGGCTTTTATAGTTTCTATGTTGATCAAATACATGATATGTACGGTCAGCAAGGCGTGGCGGAAGGCGAGTTAGAAGAAGATTTAAGCCGTAGAGGATTTTTAAGAGGCTTGGGCGCGGCAACGTTAGGTGCTACAGCATTAGGTGCTGCAAGTAAAGCACAGGCAAGTCAAGATTTAGGAAACGGATTTGTTTTAACCACTGTTGACGTTTTTGGTGGAAAATTTAAAGCAGTATTAGATACACAATCTGATATACATTATTTGCCAAATCGTCACGAAGGCGGTGGCGCTATTGTTAGAAGCATGGCTCCTTTTATTATGATAAAGAACGGTCAGACAAACACTGCTATGAATGTTGGGCCAGCTGTTCAGGCTGCATTAAAGAAAGCTGGACTATTGAAAGGTGTAGAAGAAGGTGTTAAAGAAGGCAAAATTGACTTTGCTAAGAAATTACAAAAGAATGTAGATAATCATAACAAAGCTGTAGTACAAACTAAAAAAGCTGTAGGTAGCAGAATTTCTGACATTGGCGCCGGCGGCAAAGAATACAATGTAAAGACTGATGCTGCATGGGATGCTGCTAAGAAAAAAGTTAGTGAAGGTTTAAGGAAATAATATGAAAACAAATGAATTTTTAACAGAATTATCTAACGACAAGTTAGGAAAGTACAAAACCGCTGCAGGAAAAGATGCTACTGCTGCTGATAAAGCTGGTAATTTTAAGCGCGGCAATAAGCGTATGAGTGGCATTACCAATGCAACTAAAAAAGAATTTGCAAATGATGCTAAAAAGGTATCAGAAAGTAAGCAATTTGTTTTAAATGAATCTTTATTAATGGAAGATCCCATTTATCGTCAATTTAAAAGTGTAAGTAAGTATATTGCTGAACGTAGACTTAGCAAACAAGAAATCTATCAAATATTTGCTGATGCTGAAACCGGCATGACAAGTAAAGATACTGGTGCTAATCGTACAATGCTTGGCCGTGGTAAAGATGTAACAGGTAAAGCAGTTACCAGTGTTAAAGATGCTGTATCAGGTGTTTTAAACTCTATACAATCTTCTGCTCCAGTAGCAGCCGTTGATGTTGCATATGATCAAGCTACAGCTGCCTTAGGAAAATTAACCGGCGGAGATAAAAGCAAGATAATGAAATCTATCATTGGATATCGTAATCTTGCTAAACAATATCCTAAAACAGCAGGATTTGCTAAAGCAGCATTGGTTGCTGCTGTAGGACTTGCTACCGGTGGAGCAGGACTACCTGCTATTGCAGGTTTAACTTATGCACTTGATTCTGCAATTAGAGGCGATAAGTTATCAAGTGTAATTGGTAAGGGTGCCGGCGCTGCTGCGTTAGCATACGGTGGACAAGCTGCGGCACAATATGCTCAAGGTGGCGCTGATATTCCAGGAGCAAATCCACATCAACTTGATCCGTCACAAATGCAACAAGGCCCAGGTGGTGGAGGAGGTGGCGGTGCAGGTGGTGCTGATATTCCTGGAGCAAATCCACATCAATTAGATCCATCACAAATGCAATCAGGATCCGGTGGTGCTGATATTCCTGGAGCGAACCCGCATCAATTAGATCCGTCACAAATGCAACAAGCAGCAGGCGGTTATAAGGAAGTAATAAAGACAGTAGCAAAAGGAGATACATTAAGTAATATTGCTCAACAATACGAAACTAGTGTTGAAGCATTAATGAGAGCAAATCCTCAAATAACAAATCCCGATGCTTTAGCAATAGGAACTAAACTTAATATACCTCCAGTAAATGCTGATACTTATCTGCAAGGTGTAGGTACTGCTGCTGATACTGCTGCCAAAACTGCGTCTGGCGCATATGATAGTGTACCGGCTGCATTAGGTAAACAAGCAGCAGCCAATCGTGCCGGTGTTACTGAAAGTATTTGGAAAAATCATTCTCCTAAACTAGATAAAAACATTATAGAATCTATTAATTTTAAAAAGTTATCAGCATATGATTTAATAGACAAGAAAACTACTGCGTTCAACTGGGCATTAAATGAAAGTATTGGTAATAAAAATAGAAATATAAATTTAACTACAGTAGGGGTATATACTATATTTGAAAATGTTGACCGTTACCGTCTTGCTGTAATGGAAGTAGCAGGAGTTCCGGGCAGCACTCGTCCAGAGCAGTATCGTCCAGATGAGCCGGAAGGTAAAGGTAAGGAAAGCAAACCAGGTTTAATTGGTAGAGGACTTAATTGGTTAGACAAAACTGCCGGCAAAGTAGGCGGCGCATTAAGTAATTTTGGACATCAGTTCACTACAAACGTTACAAAAGAAAAACTAAAAATGAATTGGACTCAAAAAGGTGAGCCAAGTGATTCAGATGAAGTAGCGGCTTTTATGAAAAGTCAAGGTGTACCAGAAGATGTAATTTCAACAGTATACACAAAGATGGGTCTACCTTTTACTATGACTCCCGCTGCAGCCGCAACTGCCCCGGCGGCAAACACAGGATCAACAAGTGCTAATACTAGTGGTGCTGGTGCAGGCGCATTTAGTTCAATGGCAAATCAATTACCTAAATCAACTAATACATCATCTACTGGCGGCACAACTACAAATACATCAACTGGATTAACACATACAAGCAAAGCAGTTGCACCAACATCAGGTGGTGCAGGTGGGACAAGTAGTGTAGGCGGTATGTCACAACCATCACAGCCTAATAGTCCTAGTCAACAACAAGCAGTGGCTCGCACAGTAAGACAACAGATTGATGACATTATGCATACCATAATGACTCAACATAATGACGACCAACCATCATTAGTAAAATATTTGCGCCAACGTCTTGATAGTAGTTTTCCCGGTGATGCTACAAACGCAGCAGCACCAAAAAGAGCAGCACCTAAAAAAGCAGCACCTAAAAAAGCAGCGCCCAAAACAGCAGCACCTAAAGGCAAAAAACCTGACAACACAGTAGCGATGCCAAAACGTGAAAAATTCCGTATAGGCAAAGACGAAATCAAACCCGATAATCCCATGTATGATAAAATTAAGGCCGCTAGCGGGACAAATGAATCATTAGGATTAAACTATCCAGAAACATATGAACAAACTAATGATAAATTTAAAAGCAAAGGTCAACGTAGAGTTGCTGCACTAACCAATGAAGAAGAAAAACAACGTTTAGATCCTAAATGCTGGACTGGTTATAAAAAGCAAGGCACTAAGATGAAGGGTGGTACTAGAGTTAATAACTGTGTCCCAATAAAAGAATCAGCAATATTACAAGGCTTAAGAGGATAATTATGTTAACAGAAGATTTAAAAGTGTTATTGGCAAGTGTTAACTCATTATCCATCAAAGCACAAAACTTTCATTGGAATGTAGAGGGAGATAACTTCCCTCAATATCACGAATTCTTTGGCAACTTCTATGAAGAAATATACAGTTCAGTAGATAAAATTGCTGAATACATTCGTACATTAGACAGTTATAGTCCTGGCAGCTTAACACGCTATGCTGAATTAACTATCATTCAAGATCAACTTAAGATTCCACGTGCTGAATTAATGTTTGCTGAATTGTATGAAGATAATGCTAGAATGATTGATTTGCTTAATCATTGCTTTGCTTCTGCTACACAAGAAAATAAACAAGGTATCGCTAACTTTATTGCTGAAAGGTTAGATGCTCACGAAAAACATCAATGGATGGTTCGTAGTGTTCTAAAGAAAGCCCGTGCATAATGAGAGCAAGAGAGTTTTTATCTGAGTCCTATCGCTCGGGTATAAATGAAGAACTCAGGGTCGATGTGCCTAACGAAGAATGGTTACAAGACGCAATTGACTATGCTAAAAGTAAAAGTCCCGATCGCAATGGTCTACCTTACATGGGAAAGACCACTGCTACAGTTAGGAACGTTGTGGTTCCGGTCAGCATATTAAGACGGATACCAGGCATGCGTCAAGAGCAATCAAAGGTAAGACACCACGATCTTGCTGCTATTAGAAAAATTATGCACACTACAGGTAAACTGCCATTACACGGACATACTGGACAAGAATATAAACCTTTTATTAATGTAGCATATGATGGTAGTGCTTGGGTCAATGAAGGTAATCATAGGATCATGGCTGCGGCCGAACTTGGTTGGGAGTCATTGCCAGTGGAAATTTCATACTTTGACGGCGGTGAAAGAATCAAGTCAGGTCCAATGTATCCGGGTAAGATTGGGCTTGCAGAAGCAATGGATCAAGGAACTAGATGGACCGGTGATGAACCATATAGACAAACGGATTAAACCTACATGAAAAAATTATTAGCATTAACATTACTCGCAGTATCATTTACCGCATCAGCTTGGACACAACGAGCACCAAATCCACCTCAACAATGTCAAGTACACGCCCCATATGGATTCCCTCAAACGGCATTAGCGGTACAGCCCATTTGTCGTCAAGCATATCTAGTTGGTTATGATCCTGTCGCAAAATTACCAAAGTATGTAACATATGAACTTCTTCCGCAAAACGCACTAGGATGCGTGGGTAGAACAAATGCTTTTGCTGCTGATCAATCTATACCAAACGGACCTAAACCAGATGACTATGCGGGAACAGGCTACGATAAAGGACATATGAGCCCAGACGGTGATCTATCTTGGGATGTTCAAGTTGAGTTTGAAAGTTTCTTAATGACTAATATGGCTCCGCAAGCTGGTTCATTGAATCGTGGCATATGGAAATTGTTAGAAACAAGTGTGCGTGGTTGGGCAGTTCAACGCAATCAAAGTTACACAGTTTATGTTGGTGGAGTATATAATGCACAAGATAAGAAAATCGGCAACGGTGTTGTTGTTCCGCATGGTTATTATAAAATTGTTATCAATAATCAAACTAAAGAAATAGCAGGATGGGCATTCCCCCATGTTGCTCCTTATCCTAACTTAGGCAATGATTTATCTAAGTTTAGATTATCCGTAGTGCAGATTCAACAAGTAGCAGGTGTACATTTTGGATTCCCTCAGGGTGCTAAAGAATTGTCTCCGGGCCAAGAATGGCCAGTTGACTTTGGTGCTCTTACAAAAGCTAAGAGAGCCAAGTGTGGTAAGGATGATGATTAATATTAACACCAATATATCATACTAAATATCAGTATGAACATCACAAAATTAGGCAAACTCGTGGGCGATTGGAGTAATATCAATGATACTTTACTTCAACAAATAAGCAATCTATTCAAACTTAGAGATTGTAATATTAATTTGGATATACAAAAACCAAATAAAGTAACCCCTTTCATTAAAGACAACTTAGAACATTATAATTTGGATAATCCCTTTACTATTAAAAGAATCTGTATTCATTTAACAGATTGGGAACCGGGGCATTTCTATTGCTTTGACAAAGACATTCATACTGGATGGAGCGCAGGGGATGTGTATAGTGTTGATTGGCACAAAACTTCTTATGCTAGTGCAAATGCAGGAGCTTCTGATAGAATCATACTACAACTAACTGGAATAGTATCAGAAGAATCCAATGAATTCTTAGCACGATTAAAAAGATTTGATACATACACCATGGAACTTAAAGAAAGTTCTTGGTAAGAACACACCTTAGGGCCGTGTGGCCGGCTGCTGGCCAACGAATAGGAATCGCTACCCATTTAGTTCGTTAAAGTGAGCATATTTGATAAATACATAATGCTTACCGAACACATCATTATTGAATCCGCAGCAATTGAATTAGCGAAAAGATTGCCGTCATTAGAAAAACATGACTACAATACCATTGACAAATTGATGCAGGATATCGCTAGTAAACACCGTATTACTGGTAAAGCATTACATGACTTGTTTGTACATAAATTTAGAAAATCACCTGATGATTGGGTTAAAAGTAAATTAGATGAACAAGATAGTGAAACAGACTTCTTAGCAGATAACCCAATAATGCAAAAATTCATTAAATGGGCAAGTCAAAAACTTAATCTTCAATCTACACCCAAATTTGAATTCAGTTACAATACTGAAGAAGCACAGGCAGGTCATCATACTGGTCGTCATTCCGAAAACGACAATAGCGTTTGGGTATACGTTGCTAATCGTAATATGGTTGATATTATGCGTACCGTTTTTCATGAATTGGTTCATGTCCGTCAAGGAGAATTGGGTATGATTAAACCAGGTGACAGTTATCCTGGTAGCCCAATTGAAATGCTAGCAGATATGGGTGCGGGCAAATACATGAAAGTATTTGGCAAAGATCATCCAGAAATCTTTCAATAAAATACATTCTATGCTATAATGCATAGATGCTTAAACTACTCTTTCCATTACCAAAAGATATTGTTGTCGCACTTAGCGGAGGCGTTGACTCTGTTGCTATTACAGATTTCCTTTCTCAAAAACACAATGTAACTTGTGCTTTCTTCCATCATGGAACAGAGAATAGCGAACGTGCATTAGAATTCGTTGCACACTTCTGTACCGAACGCAATCTTCCACTTATGATTGGGATGATTAAAAATAGTAAACCCAAAGAACTCAGCACAGAAGAACATTGGCGTAATGAACGCTATGACTTCTTAGATAGTTTTGGTAATTCATTAGGACCAATCATTACTGGTCATCATTTAGATGACTGTGTAGAAACATATGTCTGGTCATCACTTCACGGACAACCAAAAGTTATCCCATCAAAACGAAACAATGTTGTACGTCCGTTTCTAACAACAAATAAAAGTGAATTCACTAATTGGTGCAAACGTAAATCTATTGATTGGTGTCACGACAATAGTAACGATGGCACAAAATATATGCGTAACTATGTAAGAACACATCTAATGCCACACGCATTACATATTAACCCAGGCCTGCACACTGTGGTTAAAAAGATTGTAGAAAATAAGCAAAATGTTTGACTTTTCTACACAAGGCATGTATACTAATTACTTTAACAAGGAGAAACTATGAGTAAAATGTTTACTGGAGAGCAAAAGATTAAGTTGACTCAACTTATCAACGAGGGCATGGTAGTCCTACATGAAATCGATACCCTACGTGAGGGGCTAAGTGATACTGTGAAGGCTATCGCAGAAGAACTGGATGTAAAGCCGGGGATTCTTAAGAAGGCAATATCTGTTGCACACAAAGCAAGTCTTGGTCAAACAAATGCTGACCACGAGGAATTAAATACTATCCTTGAGACAGTGGGTAAAACAATTTGAGTTACGTGGATGCGGTTCATTCTAGGGATGACGATAGAATTTTTGTAGTTGAACGAGACCAGAACGGAAAGCGTCAATACAAAGAATATCCCACAAACTATGTACTCTACTATCCCGATCATAAGGGAAAGTATCGCAGTATATACGGTGACCCTGTAAATCGTTTCAGTACACGCAAACGACAAGAGTTTGAAAAAGAACGCAGAATTCATTCAGGTAAGAAATTATTTGAAAGCGATGTGCCAGTAGTGTTTCGCTGCCTTAGTGAAAACTATCTTAAGGCAGACGTTCCTAAACTACATACATGCTTCTTTGACATTGAGGTAGACTTTGATCCTGAGAAGGGTTTCAGTCCTACAACTGATCCATTCAATCCAGTTACTGCTATCTCATTGTATTTAGATTGGCAAGATACATTGGTTACATTGGTCATTGCTCCCAAGCATATGTCACCAGAGACAGCACAGGAAATATGTAATGAGTTTAATAATTGTATGCTTTTCACTAATGAAAAGGATATGTTTGATGTTTTCTTTCAACTCATTGAAGATGCTGATGTAATGACTGGCTGGAATTCTGAAGGATACGACATACCTTACATGGTTAATCGTGTCACAAGAGTAATGAGTAAGGATGACACACGCAAGTTTTGCTTGATGGGTCAACTTCCTAAGCCAAGAGAGTACGAAAGATTTGGCAAAAGTGAAACTACATACGACTTAGTAGGTCGTATTCACATGGACTATTTGCAACTCTACAAGAAATACAACTATGAATCACGACATTCATATAAGTTAGATGCTATTGGTGAGATGGAAGTAGGTGAGAACAAAACTCAATATGAAGGTACACTTGATCAGTTGTATAACAAAGACTTTAAAAAGTTTATTGAATACAATAGACAAGATACCGTGCTGTTAGTGAAGATCCACAACAAACTCAAATTCTTAGAACTTGCTAATCAATTGGCGCATGAGAACACAGTACTGCTTCCAACAGTAATGGGTTCTGTAGCAATGATTGAAATGGCAATTTTTAATGAAGCCCACGAACGTGGATTAGTAGTGCCAGACAAAAAAAGAAGGAATGAAAATGCAGAAGAAACAACGCCAGCAGCAGGTGCCTTCGTTGCTACGCCGAAAAGAGGTATGCACGAATACGTCGGAGCAGTTGACATTAACTCGCTCTATCCCTCGGTTATTCGTAGCCTCAACATGGCAGGAGAAACCATTATTGGTCAAGTCCGTCAGACATTAACTGACAAATATATGCTTGACAAAGGCAAGCAACTTGCTAGCCTTAAGAAGCGTTTCAAAGAAGGCGACGATGACGTTACTGGTGCTATTCTATGGGAAAACTTGTTTGGTGTATTAGAATACACATCAATTATGAATCAAGAACGTGGCACAATTCTTACTATAGATTACGAAGATGGTCGTAGTGAGGAATATAGTGCCGCTGAAATATGGAAGATGATCTTTGATAGCAATCGCCCATGGATGCTCTCTGCTAATGGTACTATCTTTACTTACGAAAAAGAGGGCGTAGTTCCAGGACTATTGTCTCGCTGGTACTCAGATCGTAAAGTAATGCAGAAGAAACTTAAAGAATCTACTACTGATGAAGATAGAGACTACTGGGATAAGCGTCAACTTGTTCGTAAGATTTTGTTGAACTCGGCGTATGGCGCACTATTGAACGAACATTGTAGATTCTATGACAAACGTATCGGTCAAAGTGTTACACTAAGTGGTCGTCAGATTGTTAAACATATGATGAGTACCATCAATGAAACAGTTACTGGTGATTATAACCATGAAGGCCCTGCAATTGTGTATGGTGATACTGACTCCTGTTACTTTACCGCGTATCCCATTCTCAATTCGCAAATAGCAAACGGTGATATTAAATGGGATAAAGAAAACTGTATCACATTGTATGATGGTATTGCTGACCAAGCAAACGAATCATTCCCTGCATTCATGGAAAAAGCATTTCATGCTCCAAGAAAGAATGGCGCAATCATTAAAGCTGGTCGTGAATTGATCGGTGATCGTGCTATCTTTATCACAAAGAAACGCTATGCTATCAATATCTTTGATAAAGAGGGTAAGCGTAAAGATACAAACGGTAAAAACGGTGATATCAAAGCAATGGGTCTTGACTTGAAACGTGCTGATACTCCTAAATACATTCAAGAATTCTTAATGGATGTACTTACTAAGGTCCTCGCTGGTGAGCAACGTGATAAAGTTATTGAAATGGTTAAAGAATTCAAAACTAAACTATCTGAACAAGATAGTTGGACAAAGGGTAGCCCAAAGAGTGTTAATAACTTAACTAAGCACACTATTGAATTTGAAAAGACTGGTAAGTGTGGTGTGGGTCATGCAAGAGCAGCAATTAACTGGAACTATCTACGCAGAGTATACGGTGACAACTATAGCCAAAAGATTATAGATGGCATGAAGATTGTGGTGTGTAAACTCAAAGATAACGCATTGGGTTTCACTAGTATTGCATATCCAGTAGATGAATTGAGATTGCCAACATGGTTCAAAGAATTACCATTTGATGATTTACTAATGGAATCAACATTGGTGGATGAAAAGATTGACAACTTACTTGGTGTATTAGATTGGGATATCAGAAGCAATACAGATGTTAACTCAATGTTTGATGAACTATTCACATTCGGTTAAACTGGTGTTGACTATCGCAATATATTCCATTATAATACGTGATAGGAACTCCTAAATATTTTAAACAAAGGAAACAAAATGAAAGATTATTTAAAAGACTTAATTGACCATACTCTTGGTCTTGGCACTATTGAACTTATTAAGGTCACTGGTACAGATACTGTAACTGCAATCAATGCAGTAGCAGAAAACAAAAGTGTTATCATTAGTGGTACATTCAAAGACCCGATCGCCGACTTCATTGGTGTATTCGGTATGCCTAACTTGAACAAACTCAAAACAATTATTGGGTTTGATGAATATGATGAAACATCTAAAATCAATGTTGTTCGTACTCAACGTGATGGTGTAGATGTGCCGTCTACTATTCACTTTGAAACAAAGACTGGAGACTTTATTAACGATTATCGTCTTATGCTTAAAAGCGTAGTTGATGAAAAAGTTAAGAGTGTATCATTCAAGGGTGCTAAGTGGAATGTTGAATTTGAGCCTACAGTTGCTGGTATTCAACGGCTTAAGAAGCAAGCACAAGCAAACAGTGAAGAAGAACATTTTGTGTTCAAAACTGATGGTAGTGATTTGAAAGTATTCTTTGGTGATGCGTCAACACACAGTGGTAACTTTGTATTCAACACTCCAGTAACTGGCACACTAGCTGGTACACACAAGTGGCCTGTTAAAGAATTCTTGAGTATCATGGATCTAGTTGGTGACAAGACAGTAAAGATTAGTGAACAAGGTGCGACTGAAATCACAGTTAATAGTGGTATCGCAACTTATGTTTACTTATTGCCAGCTAATAAGAAATGATCAAGAACATTTCTAGTTCCGGTAAGTACATAAATGTAATTGGTGAATCTGTTGCCAATTACATTAATAATTATTCAGGGGCGCAAGGTGTCGGCAATATAAGATTCAATACAGTTAATCAAAGTATGGAAGTGTATGACGGTAATGGTTGGATACTACTTCAGATGGGACACGTTAATGTAGGGCTAAATGCTGAAGCAGAATCAATACTTGATTGGGCTAAAAAGAAGCGTGATGAAGAAATAGAAATTGATTTATTAGCTGCGGCCAATCCCACTGTCAAAAATTTACTTGAGCAAATAAAAGAAAAAGAAGACCAAATACAAATGGTCATGACCTTGATTAAGAAAGAAGTTTCAATTGAAACAAGATAATCTATCACAAAAACATAACCCAGACTGGGCATTATTTTTACCCGCAGTAAGTAGTTTTTATATTGCTGGCTTGGGTAAACAACGCAAGGGTGAACAGTACTTTGATGCTGCACGTATCCCTGTAAGTTTCAATGGTGATGTTGAGAAACTAAACTTTCTTAATAGCAAAGAAGGTCTTTACTATTACAAGTGGGGATTGTACAGTGCTGGTCATGCTAACTTAGATACTACAGTTGATGATCCAAGTGAATCTATCATACGTGAACGTGAAGAAGGTACATTCATGTTGGGTGATAGTGGTGGATTTCAGATTTTAAAAGGTCAATGGCCCGCAGACTGGAAAGATCCTAACTGTCCACGTGCCATGGTAAAGCGTAAAGCAGTATTGAAGTGGATGGACACATACATGGACTATGGTATGTGCTTAGATATTCCTTCTCAATCATTAACTACGTTTGGCATGAAAGATAAGAATGGTAATAGCCTGCATGGTATCAGTACTATTGAAGAAGCAATATCTGCCACACATATTAATAACGAATACTTTATAAATAATCGCTCAGGGAAATGTAAGTTTTTAAATGTGTTGCAAGGTCGCAATCATACTCAAAGTGATGATTGGTATGAGGAGATGAAGAAGTACTGTGATCCAAACATCTATCCAGACAATCATTTTAATGGTTGGGCATTTGGTGGTCAGAACAAGATTGACATTCATTTGACCTTGCGTAGATTGGTTGGTATTATCCATGATGGATTACTACAAGAAGGCAAGCACGACTTGATTCATTGTTTGGGTACAAGTATATTGGAGTATGCTGTATTGTTTACTGATATTCAAAAAGCTATACGTAAGTATCACAATCCAAATCTACAAATTACATTTGATTGTGCTAGTCCATTCTTTAGTGCTGCTAAGGGTCTTGCTTATTTCAATACAACTATTGAGCATAACAAGAAATGGTCTTATCAAATGGAAAAGACTGCTGAAAAGAAAAGTTATGCTAATGATATGCGTAAATATCGTGATGCTGTATTGGCTGATGGTGTACATAAATCATTTACTGATAGTCCGGTAACTGATGCATTAGTAATGAAAGATATGTGTTATCGTGGTGTGGGCTTCTTAGGACAGCACGGTAAAGAAACTAAAACAAGCTGGGATACACTAAGCTACACATTGATTCAAAGTCATAATGTTTGGATGCACATGAATGCGGTACAAGAGGCTAATCGTCAATATGAAACAGGTGTAGTTCCAAAGATGTTGGTGCATAAGTTTGAAGGTGATAACTTCTTTGGCAATATTATTGATGAAATCTTTTCTAAAAAAACAAAGCAAGAGTCATTAGAGTTGATTGATTATCATAGTAGTTATTGGAAACAATTCCAATCAGGTAGTCAGGGTATTAGCGGTAAGAAAACGGTTAATGCTATGAGTATGTTTGAAGAATTGTTTACAGTAGATGAAGAACCAATTGAGGAAATAGAAGATAGCGATGAAGCTATGTCATTAGTTTTGGAGTAATAATATGTATAAACAACGAATTGCTAAACTACAACAGAGGGCCATAGACCTTGATAAAGAAATCTTGAAGGCAGAAAAGGATACTAACTTTAACAAAGACGCCCTTAAAGCTATGCTGATAGACAGAAATGATGTATACTCTGAGATAAGAAGATATACAAAACTTCAATGGGATGAAGACCACGAAAGTGTTAATTTTGAGGATGATAGATAATGGAACAACAAGAACAAGCTGATATGGAAAAGCGTCAACGCATTAAAGATAAAGCATTTCGTACAATCTTTGTACGATTTCAAAAAGAAGGTATTCATAAATACCCCGCAGCAGCAACAGACCCGTCACTTGCTACAGGTGATGAGTATGATGTTAGCTTTTTAGCAACTCCACATCGTCACATATTTCATTTTGAAGTGACAATTGAAGTATTTCACAACGACCGTGATATTGAGTTTATTCAATTCAAACGATGGTTAGAGAATCAATATTCTCAAGGAATCTTAGCATTGGATTACAAAAGTTGTGAAATGATTAGCGATGACCTTTATGAAGTTATTGCAACTCGGTATCCAAATCGTAATATCAAAATCAAAGTCTCTGAAGATGATGAGAATGGTGCTACGATTTCTTATAACAGAACTCAACCTTATCGTAACCTCGCTATTTAAAGGAAATATAAAATGGCAAAACAAACTTTTCAATCAAACCCACGTGTTACTCAAATCTTTGAGGACCTAGAAAAATATCTAGAATTCTGCGTGGATTACGGTTATAAATACAATGAAGCAGAACTCTATGATCAACGGAGTTATGTATATCGTCAGTATAGTAAATTTGCTACAGGCAAATTTGCTAAAGATCAATGGCAGGAAAACGCTCGTCCATAATGTTATGATTAACCACCCCGTTAATAATTCTGACTTATCAGTTTATGAATATGATTTGCTACCGGAGTTTGACTTCACTAAGTTGGCTAGTTATATAAACGAATACAAAGAACAATATCCTAAAAATTATTATACTGATGGATATTGGGACGGGGGTAATTGGTGGCATTCAGACTATATTGTACATTATCAAACTGATAAATTTAACGACTTAATAGCAAATATAGAAGAAAAGGCAACATCTATAATGCCCTCACAGAATATAAATGTTAGTTTGGAAGTGAAAGAGTCATGGATAATTGATTATAAAAGATTAAGTTTTCACAAAGAACATGATCACAGTCCAATTGGATTTAGTGCAGTATGTTATATAGATACAGTTTATGCATCTGATATTTGGTTTAACAAAACTAAAATAACACCTGAAACCGGGAAGTTAATAATATTTCCCGGCTCACTAAAACACAAAGTTAGCCCAATGACAAATTCAAATGGACATAGATTGATAATGGCTTTTAATTTATTTCCGAAAATAAACTATGACAAGCTAAACAAATATATAGATGATATAAAAAATGCGTAAACTATTTTACATGGGTCTTGAACCCTACAAAGCAAGGTATACTCTACAGTTACAAGACTGGAATACTACTGTGTTTGATAAAAGAGGCATCAACTATGTTGTAGTCTCTGGTGAAACACTAAGTAATGATCAAGCAATTGTGACAGGTCAAGTATTAGATGCACATGGTCGTACATATTTTGGTATGTCACAATTGATGAATCTAATCAAAATGATGAAACAAGGAGAATTAAATAATGAAGATGTTATCTACTTTGAGGACATGTTTCAACCCGGTATTGAAAGCCTTCCTTATATCCTCAATCAAATCGATGCTAGTCACCGGCCTCGTATTTTTGTTCGCTGTCTTGCCCAGTCTATTGATCCTGACGATTTTGTTCATGTGTGGAATATGCAAGAGTTTATGGGTCATTATGAAAAGATGGTGGACTCATTTGTGGATGGAGTACTCGCAACTAATGAAGAAATGGTAATGCATATGAAGATTGCAGGTTGGAAGGCACCAATCTACAATATCAGTGGGTTAGCATTTGGCAAGAGTGAAGTGCAAGGTCGTGTCGCAAGTATCAAACCATTCAATGAACGCAAGAACCGTGTAGTATTTTCTGCACGATGGGATCAGGAGAAACAACCTGATTTCTATATGGATTTAATTGAGCAATGGTACAGCAAAGAAAATCCAAATCATCCTATAAGTAGTATTGAATTCTGTGTATGTAGTGGTGGCAAATTAAAATCCAATAGCGACAGTTATATGCAACGAACTCGTGACATGCAATCACGCGGGTTATTGAAAGTTTATGAGGATCTAGAAAAGAATGACTACTACAACATTGTTAATGATAGTCGGGTTGTATTTAACTGTGCGTTACAGGACTGGGTTTCAAACACAGTCAGTGAGGCTGATGCTCTCGGATGTAATGTTCTCTATCCTGCTTATCGCAGTTTCCCTGAAACTTTCGCTAACGATCCTGAACGTTTGTATATTCCTTGGTCTATTGATAATGCTATTGGTAAGTTGCGTCGGCTATTACAAGAGCCTCATAAGAATATGGGAAAGATAAGTGACCGAAACGATAGCACAGTAGATAGAATCTGTGATATACTTGAAGGCAAGGGCGAGTCTATGCTACGAATGGGTGTAGACTATCGTAAATATACTAGAGAAAGCAAATACTGATATGTCAAGAATTCCAACAGACCTAACAGATGAAGAAATTGAAGAATGCATTGATGGCAGCAGCGATGTTGATATGATACGTGAAATCATGACCATGGAAGATGTGTGGGATAAAGATAGTACTCATATAAATGAAGAAAACTTTGCTACACGTTTTGCTTATGCGATTGAAGGCTTCATTGATGCTGATGATCATACCCCTGAATATGATGAAGCATGGGATAACAACTATGAGTGGGCAATGAGTATTGCCGAGAACATTAACGATTTATTAACTGAGGAAGAATAAAATGACAACATGGACATTAAAAACTCAACATAAAAAGAGTGCAATTGAAAAACAACACTGGTACAAAGACGGTAAAGAAATTATCCGTACTGAGGGTTATCGTTGGGGGATATTCTATTGCGAAAGTGATACACAACCTAAAATTGATTTAGTCAATGAGGATGGTTATCAGATTGGTAGCGATGATTATGAATGGGAACTTGAACATCTAGATGATGGTTGTTATGCTGATTGGGAATTCCCTGAGGATATGAGTGAAGAAGAACAAGAAAAAATAACAGAGGCATGGGAAGAAGAATTCTATGATGGGCTAGAAGAATTGGGTTGGAGTTGTGATGATACAGATTACATACTTGAAGGTCCTCTAGAGTTGTTAGATGAAGATGATAATATTGTGGGTCAAGGCGATCCAAGCTAAATAAATTTTTAAAGGAAATAAAATGAACGCACATAATGATATTAAAACACAATTGGCAGCATACGAAGCCGAACATGAAAAGTTTGAAAAGGGTAATGCAGCAGCAGGAACTCGTGCCCGTAAAGCGTTGGGTGAACTAGCTAAAGCAGTTAAGGCTCGCCGTAACGAAATCACCGCTGAGAAAGCAGCACGTAAAGAAGCTAAGGCTTAATCATGGCAACCCGCAAAAAGAAAACAGAAACTATTGATGCTACTGGACAAGATGTAGTAAAGATAGTTAAAGGTACACACTTGACAGTTACAACATTTCCAAATGGCAAAACTGAATTAGTTTGGGACGATGAAGCCCTATTGCGGGAAGTTACTGAAGCTATTGCTAGCGTTAAGCCAGCAAAAAAATCAAAAGCAAAATCAAAGTGATAAATAAATATGTAAGCAGCACAACGGTTGCTTACATTTCAAAACACAAACCATCACAAAGGAAGGTTATCTATGAGTTATAATAAAACAAAAACAGATCCAGAGTTGGGTCAAAAAGTACACGAACATTTGATTAAGATGGGAGTTGAAACTCCAATCAAAGACGGAGGTCAAATTGTTGATCGTAAAGGCAAAGTACAAGTTATTGAAACTTTATTTGCTGACATTATGGTAGCGTTGGGTCTTGACTTAACTGATGACAGTCTTATGGACACCCCAAAGCGTGTAGCAAAGATGTATGTCAACGAAATCTTTTGGGGTCTTGATTATGAAGCATTCCCTAAATGTACCGCAGTTGATAACAAAATGAAGTACAACGAAATGGTATGCGAACGCAATATCAATGTACAAAGTAACTGTGAACATCACTTTGTCGTCATTGACGGTCTTGCTACTGTAGCATATGTTCCCAATCAAAAGGTGCTTGGATTGAGTAAAATCAATCGTATCGTAGAATATTTTAGCAAGCGTCCACAAATTCAAGAACGATTGACTGAACAAATCTTTCACGCATTGCAATATATTCTGGAAACAGAAGATGTTGCGGTTATGATTGACGCTAAACATTACTGTGTAGCCGCACGTGGCGTAGAAGATACTGGTAGTAGTACTGTCACTAGTAAGTTGGGCGGAGGATTTAAATCTGACCCGGCAGCAAGAGCAGAATTCTATCAACTGGCTAGGAAACAATAATGGAAGTACAACCTAAAGATACAAGCAAGGGACATTTTTATGTTAGCCTTGTAAAGAGTGCCATCCGTATCGTAGCAGGTGCTTGCTTAATTGGAGGAAACTTGTTAATGGCAGGATATTGTCTAATCATAGCAGAAATGCTTGGTATTGTTGAGGAGTTAGTATAATGGGATTTCATAAACCAATGGACTATAACAGTGTACATCATCAAATTTATATGGCCGGAGTAGAATTACATTCTAGTCATAATGACGGATTCACTACTTGGGAAATCAAAAAAGATTTACATCGTATCAAGTGGTTGTTAGATGAAATCATGGCTGATGCTCCGACCTTTGCAGGAGAAGAAGAATTCTTAGATGAACATTCTAAAGTAAAGATGTGGAGAACATTGAAAAAATGATATTCAATAGAATTAAAGAATTAAAACTACAAGGCTTAAAGATAGGTATTGTATTCTCACAATTTGATATTCTACACGCAGGACATATCGCAATGCTTAGTGAAGCCAAGAATCATTGTGATTACCTAATTGCTGGATTACAAAACAATGCACAATGGGATAGACCAGATAAGAATGCACCCATTCAAAGTATTGTTGAAAGACAAATCAGTTTAAGTGCTGTCCGTTTCGTAGATGAAATTGTTGTTTACAATACTGAAAAAGATTTGGAAGACATACTGTTGACATTGCCTGTAGATGTGCGTATACTAGGGGTTGAGTACATGGAGAAAGACTTTACCGGACGAGCAATCTGTGAGAAGCGTAAGATTGAATTAGTATTCAATAGTCGTGACCATAGTTTCAGCAGTAGCAGTTTGCGTAAGAGAGTAGCAGAAGCGGAACAAAATAAGGTGAAATAATGGACAGAGAAGAAGATCAGTTTACTAGAAATTTTGATGTTAAAAGAATTTCAAGAAGTTATTCTAATGCCCGTTCTCATTACGACTCATTTAATACTTATGGTCACAAATCTTATACTTATTATAGCCATGATGATGAAATGCTAGATGTTGAAATGTCTAGACGAGGCTGGGATGAACTTATGCGCTATTATAGAATGAATGAAAAATGTTCAGCACTAGAAACTTACGAACACGTTATGCGAGAAAAACATCCTGCTATTAAAGATGCATATGAAAAATATCAAATGTTAATGGAGTTATACAGATGACAAAGAAAATACTTATTATGGGCTTGCCTGGCGCAGGCAAAACATTCTTAGCTACGGCATTGAAGAAATACATTGAAGAAAATTCAGGTATTCATCATTTTCCAATGGATCGTGCTGTTAATATGGAATATGTTCCACATAACTATAAATGTAGTGTAGATTGGTTCAATGCCGACGAAATTCGTAAACGATTTAATGATTGGGACTTTAGCCGTGAAGGTCGTATTCGTCAATCATTGCGTATGGCTGAGTTTGCATTAAAATGTACTAGTGACTTTGTTATATGTGACTTTGTTGCACCATTAGTTGAGATGCGTAATAACTTCAAAGCTGATTGGACTATCTGGGTCGATACTATTGACCAAGGTCGCTTTGATGACACAAACAAAGCATTTATTCCACCAGATGTATATGATTTCCGTGTGACTGAACAAAATGCTGACAAGTGGGCAGAGTTTATTGGTCAACATATACTAGACAATCGGCGTAGACCAGTCTTTGATTGGAAGAAAGAAACGGTACAGATGTTAGGTCGTTGGCAACCATGGCATGCTGGTCATCGTGCATTGTTTGAAAGATTGATAGCAAAAACTGGGCAAGTTGTTATTCAAGTACGTGATGTACAAGGATGGCAAGGAAGTAATCCTTTTGCGATTGAACAAGTTAAGGGGTTTATTCGTAAAGATTTGGATCCAATCTATCAAGGCCAATATGAGATACAAGTTGTACCCAATATTGTCCATATCGGATGGGGTCGTGGAGTAGGTTATACATCGGGTGAAGAAACATTTGATGAAAGTATTACTCAAATTAGTGCTACTAATATCCGAAAAGAAATGAATTTAGGTAAATAGATATAACCGGTCTCTTATGGGCTCATCCCGGTATACAAATTCTGCGTCCTATGCTATAATAACATAGGAGAACATCATGGCAAAATATATTTCAACAAAGACTTACAAGCAGATAGGTCCAGTAGCTTATCGTCAATGGCGTGCAGATAGTCATTGCAATCTAATACATGGCTACGCACTTTCATTTCATTTTGAATTTGAAGCTGATACATTAGATGCCCGTAATTGGGTAACAGACTTTGGTGGACTAAAGCCTCTAAAATCTGTATTAGAAGATTGGTTTGATCATACATTACTAGTCGCACAAGATGACCCAATGCGTGAACATTTACTTGAGTTGGGTAGACTTAAGCTAGCAAAGATTACAGAAGTTGAAAAGACTGGCTGTGAGGGTATTGCTGATTTCTTATACGAATACATTAACACTATTCTATTGCCTAGCTTTGGTGCTAGTGAAGCAGAACGTGTTTGGTGTAGCAAAGTAGAAGTAAGAGAAACAGATGCTAACATGGCAATGCGTGTTGGGCATAGAGAAGATAGGGAGTTTTAATAATATGTCTATTAATAACATGAAATCGCCAATTAATTATTTCCCACTTAAAGTGGGAAACACTGAATTAAAAAAAATTAGAAATACGTTTAGTCTACATGATATTAATCAAAAATGGATGGGATATAATCTAGAAAATAAAGAAAATAAAGAAAATGATTGGCAGGCACATTGGCAGGCACGTGAATTTTTTATAGAATTAGAATTGGCGTACGGCAAATGTGTTACTAGTGGACTGGGATTAGGAGTAATACAAACTTTATTAGCGGAGAAAGATAACGTTACTGAAGTAATTGTATATGAAAAAAATCCAGATGTTATTGAAATGTTTAAAATTTTAGCCGAGAAATCAAATATTGATACTTCTAAAATCGTAATAATAAATGAAGATGCGAATAATATAAAAAATATTACATGTGATTGTTTATTTTTGGATCATTTTGAATATGAACCCTTTAGTGAAATAGAAGAAACAGTTAAAAGAATAGCTTCTCAAAATACAATCAATATAGTATGGTTTTGGCCTGCATGGCGTGTGTTTTCACTATATTGTATAGATACGAATAAAGAGATAAATGAAAATTCTTTTTTAGAATGGACATCAACTTTAAACATATCTAAATTTCCAAACCAGATACCATCTCACTTGTTTGATAATTTAATTGAATTTATTAATCCTATTTGGGATAACTTAAACGCACCAAACAAACATAAAATTGAAGCAAATAAACAGAAGAATGAGTTAATTAATTTTTTTAAAAAACGCAATACAAATTAATTAAGGAACATATTAATGGCAAAATTAAAAGTCGCAGAATTATTCTATAGCATTCAAGGTGAAGGTCGCTATATGGGCGTCCCTTCTGTCTTTCTACGCACATTTGGATGTAACTTCAAATGTGCAGGGTTTGGTATGCCTAAGGGCGAACTAAGCAAAGAAGTAGAAGATATCGCTAGTCGCATACATTACTATACTGATTATAAACAACTACCATTGGTCAGTACAGGCTGTGATAGTTATGCTAGTTGGGACCCAAGATTCAAAGACTTAAGTCCGATGCTTGAAACAGATAGTATTGTTGATAGCATTATGGATATGCTACCACACAATCGTTGGTTGAGTGAACATCTTGTTATCACAGGCGGCGAACCATTATTAGGTTGGCAACGTAGTTATGTTGATTTGCTTTCACATGAAAACATGCGCGGATTACAAGAATTAACTTTTGAAACTAACGGAACACAAGAATTGCAACAAGACTTAAAAATCTTTTTACATAAATGGTGTATCAGTCGTAGCATGGGTGCAATAACATTTAGCGTCAGTCCTAAACTAAGTATCAGCGGAGAGAAGTGGGAAGAAGCAATAAGACCTGAAGTTGTATATGAATATACTCAAGTGGGTCATGTATATCTTAAATTTGTTGTAGCAAACAAACAAGACGTAGAAGAAGCACAAGAAGCGGTTAATGAATACAGTAAGCGTGGCTTTAGAGGTCATGTATATTTGATGCCTTGCGGCGGTGTTGAAAGTTTATATAATATGAATGCTAGAACAGTTGCTAATGAAGCAATGCGTTTAGGCTGGCGTTATAGTGATAGACTTCAGGTACCTCTTTTCAAGAACGCATGGAATACTTGATGAATTTCTTTTGGGGATTCTTACTTGGATATATAGTAGGTGTATTATACATGTGCTATCGTTCCAATATAGATGCTAGAGTGGATAGAGAATAATGCCCTCAAGTGATTGGACTACACAATCAGCCGATGCTTATCATTTTAAAAGATGTGTTATGGGTAGAAAATTAAAGTTTACCCTATTGCCTAGACGATGCTATGTAACAAAGCGTATAATGTGGTTAGAGAGTGCATATTGTATTACCGCAGGATACAGAGCACGAGCACATTTTGGTGATAGCATTTATGTTTATGAACATCGTTGGTATGATAAAGATGAATATTTAATAGCAAGATTAAGGGATTTAGTATGAGATTTGAAATGCGTTGGCTTATTACAGCAGGATGGGATGGGCCTGAGAAGATATTACAATATCGTTATCAAACAGAAATAACAGACTATGCTTCACAGAATCCTAGAACAGGTGGATTTCTTAAACGGGCAGGATTTACCGAATGGGTTACTGTTCCTTCAGTAGATGAGGTATGGAATGCGGACATATAACAAAAGAATAGGCTTTCTAATTGCCGATCAGCACTTTATCCCGCATGGTGGCATAGGTCAATTCGCTAAAGGCTTTACTGAAATGTGTCAACGTATCAACTGGAAAGTTGATATTATACTAGACAAACAACCAACAAATGAATTTAGCGACTATGTAAAATCGTTAGGTGCTAACATTGTCTATCCATCTAATCCATTACGCTATTCATCACATACAGCTACATTCGCATTTAGTGATAGCATTAACTTTGAGAAGATGGTTAACTTTAGAGAAAGTATACTACAGGCTTTTCAAACAAATATCTATGATATGTTAGTATGTAATACACAGGAAGCAATGAGTGCTGCTTATGCCATGGGTATAGGCAAGTATATCCCAGTAGTATTCTATACACATTCATACAGCATGGTCTTCCGTGATGAACAAGATTTTAGTGACGTATGTATAGATGAGTATCATAACTTTTTTAATAAGCATATGGAACTATCACATAGTTTTGTAGGAACTCAAAGTCAAAAGAACGTTGATGAGATGACCAAGTATGGAGCAAAGAATGTTTCATTGTTGCGTATGCCATTAAGTGAACGTGGATTACTGGACCCTAGTATTGGTCCTCGCAAGGGTGTATTGTTTATTGGACGATGGGAAGAACGCAAGAACCCGTCTGCCTATATCAAAATAATGAAAGAAACACAACTACCCTGTAAAGTAATGACTAATAGTAATGGTGCTAAGAAGTTTGAGAAAGCATTTAGTGAAGCTGGTATTACTGATTACGAAATTAAAATTGCTATCGTTGGACAAGAGAAAGTAGATTTCATTAAGAGTTGTAAAGTATTCTTTATGCCAGCATTGGGTGAGAACTATCCATTTGCTTTTAGTGAATGTTTGGGGCATATGCCATGTGTTGTTTTAGATAATCAAGAATGGTCTGATAACTTTGATAGTAAGTATTTCTATAAAGAGAAACTAGCCAATGCTGGAAATCTAATTAAATTATTATACAATGTTGACAACTACTATGATACCGGCGCATTAGATTATATCAAGCAATTAGATAATGATACTGCACAAGGTTGGATACAATTCTTAGATAACTTTGTAGCAAAGCGTAGCAATACTAATGCCGCAAAGATTAACAACTATGATACAGTATGCTATAGAGATTATATTAAAGAATTAGATCGTGGGCATTTGGCTCGGGAAGATTTTGAAAGTGTATTGGCTAATCGTCATAAGTTTATCATTAATACATACACAGATGATAATAGCTATTTAAGTAAAGACCCGGTTTATAAACCAATTGAAGAGGAAACAGGCGAGAGTCTGTTTGAATTTGTATGAAAAAAGTATTAATAACAGGTAACAGTGGTTACATCGGTAGTCATCTTAGTAAGATGCTACGCACAGATTATCAAATATATGGATTGGATATTAATCCATCACAATACTCCGTTACCGATCATTATCAACTCAATATCAATAAGGTGTTTAATATTGATATGGAATTTGACGCAGTAATTCATTTAGCAGCATTAGTTAATGTTAGTGAAAGTGAAAGAATGCCCATTCAATATTACATCACTAACTTAAATGGTACAATGAATGTTATCAATAAAGTAAAGACAAAGAACTTTATCTTTGCTAGCACTGGTGCTGCACAAGATTGTGAAAGTGCATATGGTATCAGTAAACGTGCTGCTGAGGATGTGGTGCGTGAGTATTGTACAGTACACAATCCCAAAGATTACACTATCTTTAGATTCTATAACGTAATCGGTAGTGATGGGTTTGCGCCAACTAATCCAGACGGATTGATGTATAACCTGATGAAGGCTAAAGAGAGAGGCGAGTTTACTATCTACGGTACTGACTATGGTTCAAGTGACGGTACTTGTGTGCGTGATTACGTTCATGTTAATGAGATATGTGACGCATTATCTAGTGCTATTGAAAAGCCAAGCAATCAGATAGAATGCTTGGGGCATGGAGTTGGACATTCAGTTAGAGATATTGTTAATCTATATAAAAAGGTTAACAACGTTGAATTTCTAGTAAAGCACGGACCAAGAAGAAAGGGTGACTTAGCAGTATCTGTATTAGATAATGTGTCACCCTATATGAAAGAGTTATACTCTTTGGAAGAACTACTTAAGGTCTAAAAACTTTATTTGGTTTGTTGAAAACACAACATACCAAACATCATCTCCCTCATCGTGTTCAGCAATGATACTATCATATCCGTCTGCTATTAATTCTTCACGTAGTTCTAAATAATCTTCTTTCTCTAGTCCTACTAACTCATCCATTGTTGCTTCATATGTCTTGTTCATGGTCAATGACGCAGATATGATATATTTTCCGTATAGTTTTGCTTCACGAATAGAAGTAGTAAAAAAATGTCCTAGTACAGCATTTGGATCTCCTGTACTAGTTCCTAGCGTAGCATTATCAAATGACGAGAATTTATTGTTAGTACCGTGATAGGCAACAACACCCGAACTACTTTCAGCAATAAATTCTCTTGCTCTCATTTTAGTGTCTTAACAATAGTGTACTTAATACACCAGGATCGTTAGCACTAACATCACCTTCGCCCGGAGCAACAATAACATTGTACTTCATTCCAGTTGGGATTGAATTTCTCTTAGCCATATATTCAGTATAACTTAAAATACTTGAAGCACTGATTCCATATTCTGTAGCAATACGTTGTTTCATTTCTTTAAGTGCGGCTTCATCAGCAGGTTGCCATGCTCCGTCATCAGTTTTCTTCAAGTTACCCTTCTCATCCTTAGCTAACAAGTCATAGAATAGTTTCTCTGGAACAATACGACTATTCTTTGTTGTATCTAATTTAGGGTCTTGCGCCTTTATTTTCTTCTCTTGCTCAGTGTTAGCACCTTCGCTCCAATTGATAATAAAGTTGTCTGGTTTCTTAGCTAATGCTGCTCCAGCCATCTTAGTGTAAGCATAGAACTTAACATCAGGGTGTTTAGCAGCCATCTTTAATGCCATGTCTAAATATTCTGGACTAAAGAAGTCACCGGCATCATGCCAACGAACTGTTGTTTGCCAACCATCAGGGAATTTCTTATCACCCTTTGCTCCTGCACTTGCTTCTTTTGATATCTCACTACTTAATTGATTAAAGAATCCATCAGGATCATTCAACAGATATGTTAATATACGACCATCACTTTGCCATGCTGCTTTAAACTGAATCTTACCGCCCTTCATAGCAAAGCATTCTACTTTACATGAACCTGCACCCGGGCAAGTATTAACAATGATTAATTTATTGGTTTGTTCATCAAGTGCAATTCCTACTAATGCCGCAAATCCAACATTGAAGAATTGTTCAAACTCTCCGTTACTATGCTTCATCTTTTCATTTTGCTTTAATAATGATTTAGGACGAATTGCTAATGTTTGTTTAACTGCATCTTCATCATATGTTTTACCATCCGGACTCATGTAAGTAACTACGCTACTACGATGGATGTAGGGCATTTTGTATTTGTCACCTTTGGTCTTGCCAGTAGTATACTTTTCGTTACCTTTTTTATCTATTTTAACATTACCGCTTTTATCTAAATCAGGAGTACCAACGATACGCTTCATGTAATCTTGAAATTCTTGGCTATCCAAATCACGGGTTTGTGCTGGTAGTTTAGTTGCTTCATCTAGCCCAGATAGACTACGAATTCTATCTAAGTGTTCCGAGCCTTCCGCCACACCTTTGCGATAATCTGGAAATCCAAACTTGCGATAGTATGCTAATGCGTGACCAAACATCTTTTTGTATTCTTCAGTACCCTTTTTGTAACCTTTTGTAGCCAACTCATTTTCAATATGACGAACCATTGGCATCTCTGCTTTTAGTAATTCTGGAGCACCTTCCGCCACACCTTGTTCTGATTCTTCATCAGGTTTTGAATCACCTGCACTAGCAACAAATTGCTGAGGTGTCATAATCTTTATGCCACTAGGGGCTCCTGGCATCTTTGGCTCTGCGCCCTCTAATAGTTCTTTAAAGTTCATTTCTTATTGTTCCTAATGTATTGTTCAGCAAGCATTACTAATTCATGTAGTTCTTCAATGCTTTCGCAATGCCATCTACGCAAACTTTTATTTATATTGCTATTTGGATCGTGTGCTGTTTTTGCACCAGTACGATGTTTCTTCATTCCACGCATTCTAGCACAGAATGATTTACGACGGGCAGCGGCTTTGCTACCTTTTTTAAGTTTGCTTGGTTTAGTTGTTACTGCTGTTTGAATCTTGCTGCCTGGATGACTACGGCGATAACTGGCTACACTCTTTTTACTCATCCCACCTGCACGTTTATTATTGTGCTTTGACCAATTCTCGCCCTCATCAACTTCTTTCTTTGCCATGCCGATACCATCACAAGCACCGCATTTATACTTTTTAGCGCCCGGTACGTCATTAGCAGGAAGAATTTTTCCGTCAGGTGCTTTCCATAAAGTACCACGACCGTTACATCTTTTACAACTAGTATTAGGGTTCTTTACAGTGGCACCTGGCATGTAGTCACTCTTGCTGAAACCGCCTGGCAAGCCTTCCGCCACACCTTGCTGACCCGGCACTGTATCAACAATGTTTATCATTTTATCAGGAACTATTTGTACAGGAACATTGCCGTTGTATCCGGCGGCTTGGTATGCGATAAATCTATGATTCCCATCTATTACAAAAAGTTTACCCTTGTTATTCCAAACAACTAACGGACCTAATTTCCCATTTTGTTTTAGTTGTGGTAAAAGATGGTTATTGACCCATTGAGCAACCTTTGGATCCTTCATTGACTTACCATTTTCCCACATTTGTAATTTATTAAAAGGTGCCTCAGTTACTGGCAAACTTTTCTTTATCCTGTCATCAACAGTAGCACCTTTATAAGCAGGATTTGTATAGATAGTTACTAGTTGCTGTTCCAAGCCTTCCGCTACACCTTGCTGTTGTTCTGCCTTTACAAATTGATTGGGTCTTGGCATATCTAACCTGCGTGGATCATTCATTATGGCAGGATCTTGCATTAATTTGCTTTTAGGATTAATCCAGAATCCAACCATTGTTCCTTTTAAGGGTAATGAACCTTTTGGAACAACTACTGCTTCTTCAAATTCACCACCTGCTTTGGCAGTAGGTTCAGCATATTTTGCTTTGCCTTTTGCGTTAGTTCTTGCCATTGGGTCTGTGTTCTGTGACCGTGCTTCACCGTCTTTTTTTAGATACGGGTTAAATGCTAGACCTTTGATATTTGTACTTTGACTTGTACCTAGTGTTTTGAAATTGCTTTCGACTGCATTACGATCTAAAACTAGTATTGCATCTCTACCAATGCCAGCCATTTGATTGCTTGCATTTGATCCACTGGCATAGCCCCAATCTCTGGTCACGCTTACTGTAGGCAGTTTAGTCTGAGCCGAGGTTGCTGCCTGCGGACTAGTTGCTGATCGGATACTACCGGACGATAGCATTCCTTTAAGACCGTTTGCATCCGTAGCATGATAAAGATAGTTTCCGCCTATACCTTCATTTAGCCCTTCCGCTACACCTTGCTTGTCAATACTTCCCCGTATACCGCATTTAGCACAATGATATTGTGTTAGCGTTGGGTGTTCTTTTTTCTTTACAGGACCATGGCAATGTGGGCAGGTACCTGTGGCCATTGCCTTGACTTCTTTACTCATATCTTCTTTGGAGCCTTCCGCCACACCTTTTGATGAAGCAGTTGGAGATTGCAGTGCCCTAGTTTTAACTCCAGGCATGCCACCTAATGTCGCTAATTTTTTAACCCAGCCTTCAGCGTCAGTATCATTAAGAGATGTAACTACAGTGCCATCGGGGTCAATAGAATCTATACCAGTAAGTTTATCGCTAGCATATCCTGTATTATCAAAATAATGTCCAGGTACTGTACCAACTTTATTAGAACGATCTAAGCGAGTTTTATACTCAGCATCCCCTTTTTGTTTGTGTACCTCTAAACCTTTAGAAATTGCTGCACGAACTTGTTGTTGTTGTGTGGTTTCAGTAGAGCCTTCCGCCACACCTTGTTCTTCAATATTAGGGTTATTGATTTGTTCTGCTACACTATTCAATTTGTCATTGCTAACTGTAACAAAACTATACATCCAACCATCTAAACTAACACCCTTATCTAATTGATTCTTAATATGTATAGCATTTTTAATAATTTCACGAATCTCGCCTTGAGCCATTCCATCAATTTGCTCATCTTCCATAGCATAACCTTCGGTTTTGGGCTTCTTCCCAGCCTTTTTCATGGCAATGGCAATTGCGGCCTGTCGTTTTGGGTTAGCCGCTTCATCTGTTGCTGACTTTTTTAATGCATCCGCTGTTGGAGCACCTTTACTTCCGGGCTTACGCATATGTTCACCGGAACCATTCTTGATTCGGTCACGCTTGGCATGTATGTTTGCCCATAACCCAGGCTTTTTGTTTTCGGATATAATTTCACTAAATCTCATGTTTTTGTCCGTAAATAGTTGACTTTATTGCGTAATTCTGTTACACTATATGTATTATTTATCACTTTGGACTTTTATCTTGACAAATCAATCTATCAAACGTATCGGTTTCGCTTGTAAGTTTAGTGAACTAAACAGTAAGGGTGAAATCTGTTCTATCAAAGAACTAAACACAGGCGGCACAACTCGTGCCTGGGTCAATAGACAAACTCAAAGTGTAGCGGAAGAAAAGGTGCTAGATGTATCAAAACAAAACATTCTACATACTCACAATCTAGTTAAAAAAGTGTCATCACTGGAACCCGCATTGCGTATGGTTCGTCTTACATCGGATATGTTGCCTTTCTATACAATGGATGGCTGGCAAGAGTTTTGGCAAGATAAATCAATGCAGGATAATCTAGCACGATGGTTTGCACCCATCGGTGAAACTGCACGGGCTAATGATGTTCGTCTTAGCTTTCACCCTGACCAATTTGTAGTTTTAGCGAGTGACCGTGAAGAAGTAGTAAATAAGAGTATAGAAGAATTTGAATATCATTGTGACATGGTTCGTTGGATGGGCTATGGCAAGACATTTCAAGACTTCAAAGTTAATGTACACATCAGTGGTCGTAAAGGTCCACAGGGCATTCGTGATGTATACAATCGTTTGTCACCCGAAGCCCGCAACACACTTACACTAGAGAATGAGGAATACACACATGGACTTACAGACTGCTTATCATTATCTGACCTCGTACCTACGGTCCTGGACATACATCACCACTGGATTAGGGAAGGTGAATATATTCAACCTACTGATGACAGGGTTAAGAGGGTTATTGATAGTTGGCGTGGCGTGCGCCCTACTATGCATTACAGTGTTAGCCGCGAAGATGTACTCACAGGTCATTCCACTACACAATTACCCGATCATGGTGCGTTGATTGCAGAAGGACACAGTAAACAGAAACTCAGGGCACATAGCGACCAATATTGGAACGATGCTGTGAACGATTGGGCATTGACATTTGTTGATAACTTTGATACCATGTGTGAATCAAAATGGAAAAATCTTGCCAGCTTTAAATTATTTGAAAGATACAAAAATGGGATTATTTGATAAACTATTTGGCAAAAAGCCAGAACCAGTGGTAGAGGCACCAAAGCCTGTAACGGAAAAGAAACCTCGCAAACCTAAGATAAAGAAGGAAGCACCTACTTCATCTGATAAGGAAAAGGCCAATGCAGAGGGACTACCCTATGTTAACATTCTCAAAATGGAAATCGATCCATACGATATTAACAGTGGTGCGTTTGAACTTGACTTTAACGACAAATTCGTATTGAATCTGATTCGTGCAGGGTATAAAATTCGTGATGACGATACTGATACTATCATTGTGGATCGCTGGTTCCAAACAGTTTGTCGCAATGTAGCACTTGAACTGTATGAACAGCAACAAGCGGATCCGGAAAACCGAGCAATGGCCTCAGATATGAGAGTGGTCCGTGCTAAGGATTTGGGTGATGGACGTACAGAGGTAAGTTGATGAGAAGATCAGTTTTTAATACTTTTATAGAGAGTAGCGTATATAATATATTGAATCGGAATAAGGAACATGTTAATTGTCCCTTGATAATTAAAACATCATACAAGACTCTGTATCGCCGAGCATTGTATTGTGCAGAGCATGATTTTTTTCTTACTTGGGTTAATGAAAATCATTATGATGAGTATAAAGAATTAGGAATCAATCATGTAGAATACCCCGATGATAATTATTATTTCTCATTGTTACACCAGACCAACTCTAAAAATAATAACTGGGCAGTAAAAAACTTGTTAACAATGGGTGATCCTGAAATAACAACAAAAGTAAAAAACTATAGAAATGGCAAAAAAGTTGATTTATGGGTAGCTTTCAAGGGAGACCCATGTCGTGATCCTTCAATGCCTGAATATTGGAAATTTATTGAGAAATTTGTATAATTTTGTTGTAAAAATGCAACAAACTAATAGTTGACATTAATATCAAACTACTGTATACTTAAGGCTTATTAACTCAAATATACAATATGTCTAATAATTATGAAATTGACCCTAAGATAATTTCAAAATTGAAATCATTTGATTGGGATTTTATTATTGATTTTGGATTCAATAAAGTAAATCATATCAAGGGAAATCAATATAATTTTTGGAGAGGTACACTAATGGAACAAATAGTTGCCCTGCAAGATACAAAATTGAAGTTTGTGGGTGGTGATACTCATCATAAAGATTTTGACTGGGAACGGTTTGGAGTAACTTTAGAACTTAAATCTTTACTTACTAAAGAGATGTACACTAGACGCGGTGCTCTTAAAACAAATTTTAAATTAAATCTTACCAACTTACGAAGTACACGAGAATTAAAGGAATCAGAAATTTGTGATATAATTTTAGTTATTATGAAAGATGGTACTTTCATAATTCCTAAACAAATAGCTTTCCAAAATCGTATACAAAACGGCAAAAAAGTTGATATAATTGTGCCATCTAAGTATATTATTGAAATTTCAGGTAGAAAAAGTTTAAGTCTTGTAAATCAAAAGGTAGATATCAACGAAATGATACGAGATTTTAGTAAACATACTATTGAACTAGCAAAAGAAGATTTTATTTCTCGGCAAAAACTAAAGGTGTAAATTATGGCTACAGCAATTTTTAACAAGCCTCAGGGCAAAATTGATATTTCAAAAATTGATAATGTTCTTATTAAGCCCAAAGGAACATTTAAAAAATATACAGTACAAGATTGGGGCGATATGCTTATGTTAGATAAGGAAATTAAAAATATCCTTAATACTGATAAGGCAAATGATGTTGCAAATACAGATTCTAGATTTGACCCCGCAGTAATGGGTGTTACTGGATACACCTTGCTTAAGGAATTCTTTTATGATGAGGAATATCAACGATTAATGGAAATGAGCAATTCAAAAAGATTGCTTAGAACTTTTGATTTACGATTCTTTACGTGTGTATTTTGTGTTAAGGTAATAAACAAAAAGAATAAACCTTTTACTATCATAGACGGCGCAGGCAATGCAATGGTTCTTTATATGAACACGGTTGACGGATGGCACCATTTAGTTGACTTGTACCTTGAACTACGTGCAGGAAATATCAAAGGATGGGATCCTGAAGATTGGGGAGACTTTCCTGTGCCCACACAAACATGGACAACCGATGATCCTACTTTACCGGGTCTTATTGCACTTATGTTAAACGGTGAAGGACAGTCTAAATGGGGTGAATTTGAATATTTGAGAATTCATAGCAATAATTATAGATTGTATCCCAAACAAGCAACTGAGCAGGATAAATTAGCATACGACCAAGTAATGACTTGTCTCCAGGCAGGTAATACTGCACTACTACCTAACAATCATACTGATGCTAAAGAAGCCGGGGTGTTTTCACACATTGGGGCAGTAACGCAAAGTGCTAATGCAGAAATACCCCGTCTGGAGTTTATCATGTCTCAAAATGAAAAATGGTGGCCTTTAGAGGAAAGAAGTAGTGCAATGTTTGGGTTTTATGGTAACATATACGATGAGTTTGTTCGCAATCACAAACCACTTGGTGGCACCGCATTTGACGATCAAATGCTAAATTATCATTATATCCTACAACAAGTATTTGGTAATTTAAGCAAGGCAATGAAAGCTATTAAGGGTAAACACGGGGCATTGAAAAAATTAGAGACATTATCTAATCAAGGTTGGAAAGCACCAAGTGGTGACACTGAAGTATTGGCAGTAGTAGAAATCATTTATAAGGATTATTTAAAGGGTACTCATAAAATTTCTGCGATACGTGGAAGTTATGTTTGGACTAATACAAAAAAGCAACAACAAACAGTTGTGGATGCTTTAATGAAACTTCCAAATACTACTTATGCTCAAATAATTAGTTCCTTATAAGTTGACTTTATTCAAATACCAGTATATAATACACGTATGAAATACGCATTAATTGATACCGCAAATACTTTTTTTCGGGCCCGTCACATTGCATCACGCAGTAGTACGGTTGACGAGAAGATAGGGATGGCAATTCATCTTACACTAGCAAGTACTAATCAAATCGTTAAACGTTTTGGAATTGATCATGTTGTGTTTTGTCTCGAAGGTAGGTCGTGGAGAAAGGACTTCTATGCTCCATATAAGAAGAACCGTGTAGTAGATACGCTATCGCAAACAGAAGCGGAAGTGGAAGAAAACACCATGTTTTGGCAAACGTATGAGGCCTTCACAAATTACCTTAAAGACCGCACAAACTGTAGTGTATTGCGTGATCCTAAGGCTGAAGCTGATGATCTCATAGCCCGCTGGATTCACTTGCATCCAGCAGATGAACATTTTATAATTTCAACCGACAGCGATTTTTACCAATTAATTTCTCCTACAGTAAAACAATATTCGGGTGTCACTGGTGAACTAATTACGCTAGAGGGATTTTTCAAAGAAAATGGTAAGCCCGTATTGGATAAGTTAAAGAATCCGAAACTATTAGAGGATCCACAATATATATTATTTCGCAAAATAATGCGCGGTGACGCAACCGACAACGTATTCAGTGCTTTTCCCGGGGTACGTGAAAAAGGTTCAGCAAAGAAAGCTGGATTGATTGAAGCATATGCTGATCGCCATAAGCAAGGCTATGCGTGGAACAATATGCAACTTTCCCGCTGGTCCGACCATGAAGGAAATGAGGTCCGTGTCAAGGACGCATATGAGAGAAATCGTACCCTAATTGACTTGACAGCACAGCCCGATGATGTTAAACTGTCAGTAGATACAAACATCCGTGAAGGTGTTCGTACAACTACTATTCCTCAAGTGGGCCTACACTTACTAAAATTTTGCGGGAAGTATGAACTGCAAAAAATTGCAGATAACGCGGAGACATACGCAAAATGGTTGAACAGCCCTTATGTAGGAGTATTGAAATGAATAACAGAGTAAGAGAATTAATTAAAGAACACGGTAGTGATTCTAGTGGCAAGTGGGTAGCAATTGATAAGGTAGAATTGATTGCCGAGTTGATTGCTTACGAATGTATGGACCTTGCTCTGGGGTCTAGTCATAGAGAAGATGATATGGGTGCTATTATTGCTAATAAGATTAAGAAACATTTTGGAGTAGAAGAATGAGAAAAATTATTGAAGATACAATTACTAGAAACAAAGACTTTCAAGAAGAAAGACGGCTGAGAGTAAAAAGATTTAAAGAACTAAAGGCTCCCGATATCATAATTGAAACTGAAGAAATGATTTCAAAGATGACTTTAGCAGAATATAACATCTACTGCCAGCAACTTGAAGAAGAAGATAAAAAAGTTAAATTGGAATATGCTAAAAATAATCCTATTCAACAATCTATAGTTGATGAGATTTATAATAGAGAAAGTAAATTAGAATATGATTATTTCATTTATTCATCTAATGTTCATCTGGCAATGGCTATTGATCCTTTGAGTTTTATGAGCAACGAAGATTATGAAAATGATTTGTATAGAACCTTTTTAGAACACGCCAAAGAACTTTATAGAAATAGATTCAAAGAACAGTTTGGAGTAGAAGAATGAAATTTAAAATTTGCGGAATAGATTACGAAGTAAAATATAAAACATCGGAAGAAATGCAAGGCACTATTGGCTTAGCACGATTCAATGACCAAGAGATTTGGATTGGTGATCAATTTACTGAACAAACTAAAAAGATTGCATTGTGGCATGAAGTATTACATATACTAGACCATGCATACAATCTAAAGATGACAGAAGAACAGGTGAAGTTTCAAACACATGCATTAATTGCACTAGTAGAAGATAACCCGGAAGTATTTAAAAATGGCACAACACAGTAATTACTGGTCATGCACACCCTTTGCTGATTGGGTGCGCGGTATGCCAAAAGGCGGAGCCAAGACTAGTGAAGGTTGGGATGAATGGAATAGTGAAGCTAAACAATACCATCCTGTTCGTTATTGGTTAGCAGAAGAAGGTCTTGATAAACTTCAAGATTTTGTAACATATCCTGTCAGAAAAATATATGATGTCAAATATTACATTAATAACAGGTACGTTACTCGTACTCATGCTCTCACCGCTCATAGCCGTGATATTAAGCCTGGTTCTTGGTCTGATGTTGGGAGTCGCTTCCTTCCATGCTTATTTAATGAGTTGGTTGATTTTGTCGAGGTCGAGCAAGCCTGGAGCCACATCGCATGGGGAAGTAAAGAAGATAGAAAGAAGTATGATGCTCCTTTTTATGCTACTGGGTGGTGGCGTTGGCGCACTTGGCGTTGCCCTCAAGCAGGTATCGATCATCTTGACTGGGCAATGACACTTACTCTTGATAAAGATATGGGTGTAGATCCAGATAACCCAGAATATGGCAAGCCTACTGGTCAAGCATTACGTGCTAAAGAAATTAAAGAACTGTATACATGGTGGACAGTAACATATCGTAATCGTCCGGACCCTCACGATGCAAGTGGTTGGAGTGAATACTGTGAAAGTTTACGAATCAAGTTTGGTACAAACTGGATTGGTAGATCCGATAAAGATACTGCAAGTAAAAAAGCAGGTGATAAGGCTCTTAAACTTACTACTAAGATTGAAGCAGCCTACGACAAAGAAGATGAACAAATGATGATCCGTTTAATTAAAATTCGTGATAGTTTGTGGACATGATATGAAAAAGATTTACTACGAAAAAGTAGGACGTAAGTATGTACCTGTTGCAGAATACGATAGCGACTGGATGGACAGTTTTCATAAAGGTACACACCTTTTGATGGTATATCCGGGTGGGCAGAGTCGTAGGTTTAATATTGATCCCAACTATGCAGCTATGATTGCAGCCAGCCGAGTAGCCGAAGAAGCTATAATTCAGGCTATGCACAAAGCTAGTGAATTAAAGCCTACCCAAACTCCGATAACAGAAGGTCAACGCAAGGCATGGAAGAAACTAGCAAAAGAGTTTGGTAATGAACTTTGTACCTTGAACGGAGCCAGTTCACACGATATTGCCGAAGCAGGTGTGAAAGCTATGATGGCAGAAGCTGATCAGTTAATGACTAACCCTGCTGTAAAGAAAGCCTACGAACATTTTTTATTGGTTGCTGAATTGACAAAGGATTAAGTATGACAGTAGATGAATACGTTAAAGAATTAGAAGTACAACTTGAGGCAGATGTAATTGAAAAGTTTAAAGACTGGCCAGTTGATACTAAGTTGTATATGTACTTACATCATATTCAACTACAATTCATGGCAGATTACATGGACGCCCTTAATGTTGCTATGCAAATTTATAGGTCAAAAAAGAATGCGTAAATATATAACCAACAAATTCAATAGTGTATTTCTTCCTTACGAAGAAGGCATGATTGAATGGCTTAATGAAAACTACCCGCACAGTAAATATGTTGTTGTTGAGGTTGTATGAACGAACGAATTAAACTACTAAAAGAACAGTCTATGGAATGGGTGCCTAATATGGCTGACCCAGATACCAAGATTCGGCTGCTCAATGCTGAAAAGTTTGCCGAGTTGATTATAAAAGAATGTGCTACTGCGGTAGCCAAAGCCAACAATCCTCTTGGACGCAATATTGATAAACTATTTGAAATGCACTTTGAAAAATGATTGAAATTTTTATACCTGTATTATTCATGTGTCTAAATGACAATTGTAATTTCATGCAATCACAGAATGTTTATAAGTCGGAAGCACAATGCAGATTATCAATCGATAATCAAAAAAAACACATGCTTGAAGTTGCCAATCAAGCTGGTCAGCCAAAGATAACTATACTTGAAGGTACTTGTATTAATACGAAAATTGAAAATACAGGAAAGAAAATATGATATACGTTAAACTACGTTTAACTAATCCATGGAGTCCAACTTGGGAAGTATTAAAAACTATTAGTGGACAATTTACTAAAAATAAAGCATGGGAATTTAATATATATCACAGTAATGAATTATTAGGTATAGAATTTGAATATACACTACGAACCGATCATGCAGGGCTTGGGTTAACATTGTCATTTTTTAATTATACCTTTGAGTATAAAATTTACGATATAAGACATTGGGATTATACAGAAGATAAATGGAGTACTACCACGTATGCGTAATCAAGCAGATTATTTTAAAGAAAATCGTCACGTAGCCAAATATGAATTTGGTCAACGTATCTTTGGATACTGGAATAGTATTCCATTCGTGGGTACGGTTGGCAATGATACTGTAATCAACGACACAATTGGACCACAATACAGTATCCATTTAGATTTACCAATACGCTTTGAGAATACTACCTATAATGTTATAGTAGACAAACAAAGTAATTTTAAAAAGATTACAAAATTAATAGAAATGGAAGAAGATGTCAAAACCACTAATCGCAAAACCCGTCGTTAAAAATCAATTTTGGATTGTTACTGATGGCAAAGAAAAAGTAGGAAATGTAATTGCTGATGGGTCTGGCTTTGAAGTAAAACTCAACGGCAGTAAAACTCATTTCAAAAATACTAATGCAATTAAAAAACAAACTAGTATACAGTTTGAAACAACCAAGGTAGATAAGAATAAAAAAGAAATACCTTTCAACGAATACCCGACTACAAAGAAGGTATTTAACTCTATACTTGATATCAAGCGCAAGATTCATCTATTCACAAAGACCCAGAAAAGCAAGTGTTTTCACGCCGCAGGGTGGTATGTTTTGTATCAAGGTGATGAACCAGTTGTAACATTTTGCCCTAAATACATCTTTATTCAGCGTTATGAGTATCTAGGTCCGTTCAAAACAGAGGATGAGGCAAAAAAACTGATAAATATCTAATGATTCATATCAAACGATTTATTGATAGAGTAGCAAGTATTGAGAGTAGACAGGGTAAAGATGTGGTTATTCCATTATCTGATGCTCGTGGACTACGTGACGAATTAGCTAAACTACTAGTAGATCACTATGAGGTTACTGAAGGAAAGAAGAACACTTCCGAAGTTATTCAAGTTGAACTAGTCGGAGGTAAATTTTAATGAGTAGAACACAACCAAAAGTATTATTGGAACTTGTAGATAAAAATACATACAAGTGCGATCAAATTGTAGAAGCCAGTGGCATATGGGCTGTATTCTATGATGGCCAACCTATTAACTTAAAGTCACAACACTATCAAGATCCAGACGCTACTCCTAAATATAAGAAAACAAGTTTTAGTAATCCGGGTCATGCACGTAATCTTTGTCGCAAACTAAACACACAATTTAAAACAGATAAATTCACGGTTGTGTTTATGAATAATGGTACTACTGTGTACCCAGATGAGTGATAGAAAAAAACTAAAATACACTATCACTAGAGCAGTTATGGATCAACTGCCTAGCAATAACATCCCAATTGAAACAATCATAAGTGATTGGTGGTTCACCAAATCAGGTGATAGCCTGCGCCTGACGCCACAGGGCGATATAAAATTCAAAGAAGCACAGATAGAATATTTTGACCTACCTGTCAAAGTTAAGAAAACTAATTGGTATAAGTTTCTAACTGAATGTAATAGAAAAATTAAATGTCCATATTACTTTAGTGTAAATAAAAATGTAGAGTCAAAAGAACCTTTCATAAGACTATACGATAGTAAGATAGCAATGATGCTAGCACTATACGGTGATATAGAAAGTTATTTAGAATCAGTGAGGATACGACAATGACAGAAGAAAAGAAAAGCAAGAACCCATTCATTGCAATGGCACAAGAAGCTAAAAAGAAAAACGCACTAGCAAATCCTGGATTAGGTAAGGCCCCTAAAAGTCAAGGACCTAAAGCAAACACTAAGGGATTTGGTGGGGCAAATGTTACACGTAGAGCAGGTCGCGGTGGTTAATACCACTCACCTTCATTACGCATACGTTTAATAAAAGACAAGTAATTACTACATACACCAAAACAACGTAGGTGTACTGTAGAATACATTCCTCTATCCTGTATCTCGGGTAGAAATATAACACTAGAATTATCTATCGCAACAGTTCCGGGAGTGATAATTTTTCCATTGCTTGCTGTTACGGGAGTACTTTCTGTGTCAGTGGGGAACCAAAAGTAATTTGGATATAATTTACTTGGTTGAGTTACTATCCAAGTTTGCATCTCATCATTCATAGCATTAAGCCAAAAACGAGGACCTTGAAGATATTTTTCGGTTACTTGAGTTATGGGTTGATCTACGCCCAAATATAGAATTCCACTATCACGCCAAACATTGACCATAGTGCTGAACCCAGCATTCATTGATTTGGTTATTTGTTTTGGGGTAGCAGCATCCTCAAAATTGGTGCCGTCGTAGATTCCCTGATAAGAGATATATTGTAAACGCATTTAGTATTTAGTCTTGTCAACGGAAGTACGGTCTGCCGCGTTATATATATATGCAAGACAAAAATCAACTTGATGATTACGAAACGAAAAAGGATAAAACCGAACCGTTTATGGAACAGTATTTGCCCACTAGTTACGATTGGAGATTATCCAATTGTGATGAAAGGCGTAGTGGTCCATGTAAGATCAAAGATGAATATGTTAAGCATAAATTTCATTAACACTAAAAGGAAACTTCAAATGAAAACAATCGCTACTCTTATCGCTACTTTGGTAACTACTGCTGCTTTTGCAACTGAGCCTGCTAAGACCCCCGCAGCACCGGCTGCTCCCGCTGTA